TTTCCAAGATCACCAATACTGGAAATACTTGGGCCAGGTGGCAATAGAGAAGGCATAGGAGCCATCGACGGTGCAGGCGGAGCAATACCGGCAGGTTGATTGATCATATCTGGGTTTACCTTAGTCATTAACTTTAGTAAACTTTCAATGTTATCCATGCCTTGTGCATTTAAGTTAACGCTCATGCTAGGATGTGCAGGAGGTGGTTGATCATTCATCGACGGAGGCATTGCGCCTGGCATCGGTGGCATACCCTCTGGTCCGTATTCTGTAACTGGCGTCGGTTGTGCTGAAACTGCTGGCTGATCTAGCTCGCGCATCTTAGCCATTAAACTATTAAAATCCATTATTTACTCCCCATGGCGCTTTTAAGACCAGTCTTGTCTGCCTTGGCCTTGGGCAGCTTATATTCAGTTGGCCCGGTTTGATCTTTTTTGTTTTTCTTTGATGTTTTTTCTAAATCTTTTAGGAAGCCTTTATTAAAGTCGTCACCAAAATAATCTTTATGTTTAACATTTACTGATTCTTTATAATTAGAATCAGTTAGTAATCCGTCTGGATTAATAATTTCGTTTTGCGTAACTGCATCAGCTTCGCTAGGTTCACTGCTACCACGTACACGGAAACTATCTTCGTCTAATCCTAATGCTTTTACATCACCAATAATTTCAGGTGATGTAATAGGATATTCGCAGATAACTTCAAATACGTGAACTTCGCAGTTTGTCTTAGTTGGAAAGTCTAATGGTAAGGCTTGGATTGGTGTTGTTGTGATTTTTTCAAGTTTGATACATTTGCATCTATCTAAAGAAGTTTTTAGATTTTCTTGAAACGACTCTGGCAACTCACCAGCTACTTTAACCTTAAAGTTGTAGACTTTTTTGCTTTCGGCAAGATATTCTTTAAAAAGTTTCATAGTAGTATTTATGCTTTTCCGCTTAATTTTTTAAGGAGTTCGTTGCGATCAGTAATTACGTACCCTTGACCGTTGATAACATTATTTGGATCAATTCCGGCATCGTTATCAAGTTTTAATTTTTTAAGTTGTAGATCAATTGCTTTCAATTTCTTATCTACTTTAGCTGACTTTGCGTCAATGGCATTCTTAAGCATGCCGCCAGCAACTTCAAAAATCCTACTGCTGTAACGTACTTCTACATTCATGCCTAGATCCATTAGATCGTCGTAGGCTTTTTCTGCTTTATCTGCTAACCTATCTAAGTCACCATCATTTAAATCATTTAACTCGGTTATTTGTGGTAGACCTTGGGTAATACGTTCTACTTCTTGCAAACTGTCGTCTAAGGACTTTACTGCTGTTGCTTTTTCTACAATTTCTTCGCTGATAGGTTTAGGAACAGGATTTATTTCCTTTTCAGGTAAATTAAAAAGTTCTTCTAGTTTCTTGGTCATAGCTATACTTATCTGCGTTTTGAACCCTGATGAAAAATATCACCTTCGTTTACCACTCTAAATCTTAGACCTTTTTGTTTACACCATGCTTGTGCAGCTTCCCACTTGGCCATATTTTTAACATATTGTTCTTGATTATATCGGCTTTTGCCTACGCTTTCTAGTTGTGTTTGGCTTAAAGGTTTTACCTCTACTACTTCTGCATGTTTGCTGCCGTTCTTATCATTGTATACAACAAAGAAATCAGGGACATAAATTGTGCTACGCCCTGTAAAAGGATCTCTATATGGAATCTGTATACTTTCGCTGGCCCATTTTTCAACACCCTGATGTTCGTCAAGCATACGCATGAATACAAATTCCCACGAACTACGAGCCAGCGGAGTTTTTGTCCCAACATACTTGTCAGGATTTTTCATTTCAAATCTCCCTTGTGCAAACTTGGCCATTAGGGTAAAATATTTCTAGTTTGATTAATCTTAACAACATTCAATACTCTAAATCCTAGAGTTGATGCGTTAGATCTATACTTGTTGAGAATTTGTGCAACCACAGCACTAAGCTGTACTCCGTTTAGATCTTTTAGGGTATCTATAATTTTAAATACAGGTACACCGTCAATTTTTGCCTGTCTTAAAATTGTAATTCCCGTTGTTAATGCTGCTTCTTCTTCGAATCCTTTATTTTTAAAAAATCCTACCGCTACTTCTACTTCGTTGGAACTAAATTCTAGAGGTTTAACACCGTAGGTATCAAAAAATAATCTTGTGGCAGCGCCACTGTCTTGTTTAACTATTGCTGGTAAGTCTATTTGTGCCATGTTATGGACCTAAGTCTGCGTCTTGCGCTGAAATTATTTCATCAAATGTAGGGGCAGCAACAACTGCTGGCGGATCAAAATTTGTAGCATCTTCTTCAGCCACTGAAAAATCGTCAGGTGTGTCATACGGTTCAAATGTATCAGGAGAACTAAATTCGCTGTCTTCGTCATTTTCAAAACTAGAATTATTAGTGACACTTTGTAAACTTCTAGGTTTAGCTATAGTTATACCTAAAGAATCACTAGTACTGCCAACCTTAGGAAACGATGCGCCAAGTACACCACCTACTACATTTGCATCTTCACCTAGTCTTGCAGGATTTTTAAATTCACCAACTATGCCCGAAAATCCTGGTGTAGCACCTCGGTTGTCGTTATTATAATAGTTGTTAGTTGATATAGCTTCATTAAAAAACCCGCCTGGTCTTTTAAGAAGATTTTTATCAGTAGGGTCGCCAAAAATCTGATCTTTGCCAAAATCGTTTCCGCCTTGGTCTGCACCTACTTTCAATGGACTAGATATGTAGTCATAGGCTAGAGTAGCAAAGCCTTCTGGCTCACCGTAAGATACTGATCCGGTAGAATATCGAACTCCTTCGTACTCTACTGTCATATTATTTTCTGCAGGTTCGCTAGCTGATGCATCTAATGCACCGTGTGTCCAGGTTTTGACTCTCGGTGCTAGCAATTCGTATCCATTAAATTTGTGTCTACTCAATGTATAGATAGATATTTTTTTAAAAAATTGTTCCGGCGTTGAAAATCCCATACCATAGTTTCCGCTATAGTTAACTACATTCATTGGATGGTTTGCTTGCGTGTTGCCACCGTCACTAACAAAACTTGCATAGTAAGAATTAAACATGCTATGCGCAAGTCCTTGATTATCGTCATGAAAGACCATGTTGATAGGATCGTACTGTATTTTTTTGTAAACATGCTTTGTGCGATTGTAAACATTTTTTGTAGCCATATCAAAGGTAAACTTAGGTAGGTCTACAGTTTTAACTAGAAAAGAAACTTCTCGACTAGCACCTGTTAATACCACATAGTATAAGAATTTTGTTCTAGGAGATAATCTATAAAAATTATCCACAAAGATACGTTCAGCATGTTTAAAGTTTGAAACTATGCCTTTAGGACCATCAAAGCTGCCGTTGATATAACCAGAGAATTTATCTGCCATATAATTATTTAGTCATAAAAAAAGCCCGAAATATTTCGGGCTTTTGTGTCTAACGGGTATATTAAATACCAGCTGAACCAACTGCTGAACTGCTGATTGGGTTTCTGAATACACCAGCTGTACCAACACCAATTTGGCCAACAGCGTTTGGACTGTTGTCAGCACTATCGTAAACGATAGTTAATGCTACTGTTGCTGGAGAGTTTTCAGTGTAGTTTAAATCACCGTAATCAGTGTTTTGCAAGAAGCAACCATAACATTGCCACGCCTCAAGTACCTGAGGTGCAGCAGCGCCGTTACCGCCATCTAGTACTTCAATACGAGTTGTAAACTTGTAATCAATACCAGAACGTGCAGAAGCTTGCTCATGGAAGTCAAATTGTTTCTGGATTTGTTGTCCGACCAGTTTAATAACATTGCTACTTGCATCATCTCTAATGTTAAGAGTGATGTTTTCCCATGTGTATTTTCCGGCCAACTTAATCTTTGAGTTGTAAATGTCGATTGGAATTTCTTCAAAGCTAACTTTTGGTCTAGTCACGTCCATGACTTGCTTGGTTAGCTCTGTACTAGATGATGTACCGAATCCCAAAAGTGTGACTCTGAATCTATACTTTAGTTTCGGCATCAACATACCCGTATTAGATCCTGGTCCAAATGGGTTTACCGAATGATTTGTTAGTGTTGTAATAGGCATGTGTTATACTCCGATATAGTATTTATTCATTAAATCTCACCTGTATTCTTGAGACGTAATGGTATGTAAATGAATTCAATAGCCTTAGTTGGCTCAATTGCAACATCAACATAAAGTTCATTACGGTCAACTCTTGCAGGAGTGTTGTTGCTCTCATCGCAAACTACCGCGAAGTCATAGATAGCACGTAGACCTACTAGTTCTAGCAATAAACTCTCAACAGCTTGTTTGATCTCGTCACGGGTGATTTGATCGTTTGGTTCAAAGATGTATGGGCGAGCTAATTTTGTTAGTTGGCTGCGTAAGTATACAACTAAACGAGCTACGTTAATACGATCCAATGCACTAGCATTTCTTGCACGAGTCTTTTGACCATATGCAACTAGACCAACACCGTTAAAGAATGGAATTGGATTAACTTTTAGATCATACAATGTGTCACGTTGACCGTTGTTCAATGCAACGCTAACGAATTCGCTTTCTGTTGTGTCGATATAACCAACTGCTGTTGCATTAGTAATGCCACCGCGTCTCGTACCAGCTGGTGCAAACCATGGATAGCTAACTTGGTCGCTTAGAGCAATTGTGCGCAACATCATATGTGATGCTGGAACAACTGCAGAAACACCGCTTAGGTCTGTGGTAAATCCGTTTGGATACCATACCGCTGCATATTCGTCATAAGAAACAATACCGTTATCATTGTTGTCTAGTGCTAGGTTAGCATTAGAACCCCATGTTGTTAACGATGTAGCATCACTTCTTAGGCGCAATGGTGTATCACCGACTACGAACGCTGTTACTTTACGATCTAAGTTCAAGTTGATCAAATTGCTTAGTGCTTCTGGATAACCAGGGCAAGCAATTATGTTGAAATTGCGACGTTCTTCATCACGAGCTTCTTCGCTAGTGTCAATAGCTGCTTTGATAGCTGCTACAACAACTGCACGCTGAGCTTTACGTCCGAAGCTACCTGAACCATCTTCTTGGTTAGGACTAGCAGTAGTCCAACGATCTGGGTTATAGTTAACCATCGCTTCGTCACCGAAACGAGTATTATCAGCAGTAGTGTCAATGCTGTTTACAACATATTTCTTAACGTTGCCACCGCTTCTACGTAGGTTCCATAACAACATACCTTTTGGATATAAGTCTGCGTCTGGACAATCTGGGTCAACATAGTCAGATCCTAATAGATCTGTAATTGCAGCGGCGTCTGTAGCTGCGCCGCTGTCACTCCAACGAGCATCAGCAAATAATACTCCGTCTTCTGTTGTTTGATCTGTTTTGTCTAACAATACCCACTTTTCAGCGGAGAAAATATTATTATCAGTATTGTATCTGTAAATTGTAGGGAAATTTTCTAAATCAGCTGTGCTAATCCATAGATCACCAGTAACTAACGGCGTGCTATCGCTTTGTTCTTCTGGCATACTAGCACTAACATTTGGACCAGCAGGATCAGTACTTGGGAACACATTTAAGTATCCATCCCATTTGTTACCGTCATGTACCATAATATCAACTTCACCAAAGGCTGGGTTGTACCATAATTGACCGTCTGCAGGAGTGTCTAAAGGAGCATCAACTGATGCAGGATAGCTTTCTGCAACTAGTGGTTTCCAGTTGGAAATAATATAATCTTCAGCTGCACCCAATTCTGTGCTGTAAAAATTAGAAGTTCCTTGACCAAAACTAATACTAGTAGGATCGACGTTGTATGCAGTAAATGCATCGCCAATTGGTGAGCCTGTGCCGTCTACAAATCTAACTTCACCGCCTTCGATGTGTGTAATAGTAACAGCATTTGCACTGGTTACTTCAGCTGTTAATAAATTTTGATACACATTACCGTCACCATCAAAACCAAATGTAGCACCGTTAATTGCTGCTGCAAAGGCTTCTGCATCTGTTGTATCATCACTAGCAGTAGCAAATGTAATTTCTGCAGATGTAACTAGATCAGCTAAACCTTTCATTGACTGTTTAACTGTAAACTTGTTAGACACAGTACCAAATGTAGTATTTGTAATAACATTAGAAGTTGCTGATGTTGTTCCAGATTTGATTCTTCTAAAAATTCTAAATTTAGCAGTGTCTGGTGTTGTGTCGTTGTCTGTATTTTGTTCGTCAGCATTGCTCTGAACATACAATCCGTTAGCTAATAGATTAGCACCACCACCGCTGCGATCTAGATAATAGTTTGCACTATGACCGTTAGCATAGATAGGAGCTGTAACAGCCGCCCATGCGTTAGTAGCTGCGGTATAACGTCTTACTCTTAAACGTGCGCCACCGTTAGGTTCGGTAGTTTTAATCCATACAGAACCAGTTGGACGTGGAGTTGCGTTTGCGGTCTTCCACTGTGGAACTGATGTGTGTGGTGTTTGTTGTAGGTCAGGACCTAGATAAATGTCGCCATCGTCAATACCTAATAAAGTTGTAGCATTTGCGTTATTCGTCGCGTCGTTTTCAACTACAATACTGTTAGCTAACGTACTATCTTGATCTATTGTAGCGGTTTCACCGTTTGAATATAGATACAATCTGTTGTTTACAGCTTGTGCAGTGACTCCGGGTACACTAGTGCTGTTGATTACTGCTGCAACGGCAGTAGCAGTAGTCAATCCGCTAACAGTAACTGTGCTACCATTAATAGTCATGTCGCCTACTATAGAACCTTGAGTACCAGAAAAGGGTAATGTACCTTTAACGGTAGGATGGCTCGATGCCCATTCTTGACTACCTACTAATACCCACTCGCCTGCGGCCACACCTGCTGCTATGTTACCTGCACTCTTGTAATATACTCTAATTACATCGTCGTCAGCAGTTTTAACTACTACTGCGTAATCGCCTACTGAACCAACTGATGATTTAGGAGCTGCTGGAGATATAGCTGATAATTTTGCCGCATCAGTATCTGTTAATACGATCGGTGTCTTGCTGATGAACTTCTGTCCACCTGCTGTTGCCGCTGCGCTATTCCATTCTTGGATACCCCAAGTTGAAGTTTGGGTGTCTAACCACCACTTACCGTCAACTGGTGCTGCTCCCGGTTCTTCAGTTACGCCTTCTAGATTATTTAAATCTACATTTGCTCTTAGAATAAATGCAGAATTAGAAACCCCTAGTAAGCTGTATGCTGCCAATAGGCCGTATTCGTTTCTTTCGCCGCCGTGTACAGGACTAGAACTAGCAGTCTTCTCAAAGAACGGTGCGCCATAAAGGTCAACCAATTCTCTTTGACTAGTAACTTTGTATACTTTTCCTGCATTTGCTGCGATAGTAGCGGACGCTGTTGATGTACCAGCTCCGTTCAATTTGTTTTCAGCAGTGGCTACAACAATTAACGGAACCGTACCTGGTTCTGCTGGAGAGTAAAAACTCTCGTCAATTACTTGTACCTCTACTCCTGGTGATATTAGTGCCATTCGACTCTCTCCTAGGGTTAAATCAATGTACTAATATTTAGCGACAAATTAGAAAAACGGTGTGTTACGAGTATAAGAAAAGGGGAATAAAAGGCATAAATATTTTTATGAGACCCCTTTGTAGGTGCGGACAGCGACCCCGAGCTGTAAATTATAAAAAAAATAACAAGACTTATTATAGAAGTCTCTGTGAAATCTGCATGACCAACGGATTATATCACGGAGTTCCTCGATGGCACAGGGCAGGATATCGTGTGAAAATGCAATGCGAAAAGTGCGGGTTTAAATCTACTCACAAGGAAGTTTTCAGAGTGTTTCATGTAGACGGCAATTTAGACAATTGCCGCCCAGCGAATCTCAAAACAATATGTTGTAATTGCGCTCAGGTATTAGGCAAGGACGGTATAATGTGGAGGCAGGGCGATCTCATCGCCGACTACTAACTGCTCTGCTTGCTTGTATAAGTCGTCAATCGATCCGTTATTGT